GCCATGCGCTGCTTCGTGGCATCCCGCCTCGGTGACGAGGTTGAAATCCCGGAGGAGTTGCTGAAATGAGCGTGAGATTCCATCTTCAAATCCAATGCGACAACGATGCCTTCTGTCACACCGGAAGCACGCTGGACCGCAGCGAAGAAGTCGCAAGAATTCTTCGAGAAGCCGCTGACATGATCGAAACAAATGTCATGCACGCCACGTTGTCAGATGCCAACGGCAATGTCGTTGGCGCCTGCGGATACACTTTCACGACGAGAGGATAAACAATGCCAATGCACACGCCAGGACCGTGGTACTCGATCAACAACGCGGTTTTTAAGGACTACAGAGACAGCGCGGTTTTGGTCGCTCACGCATCCGCAACATTCGGAGACGAAACGGACTTTAATGCCGCACTGATCGCCGCCGCGCCCGATCTGCTCAATGCCGTCGAATACCTGCTGACCATCATCACTCGCAACGAGCCGCGCCTGCTGGGAATGATGGAGGTCGATTACGCCCGCGCGGCGTTGCTGAAAGCAACAGGAGGTTGAAATGGCAAAGATCAGACTTCGCACGAAGCCTAACAGCCAAAACTTTATCGAAATGATCAACGCAACCGGCCGCGAGGCTTTTCCTTACTCCGGCCGCAACATGTACGGCGCGCAATGCGTCGCTGTGAGCGTGGATAAATCGGATGATTGCCGAAATCTTCCGCCAAACCCGGTCATTGACAGCATGGGGCTCGGCCTTGTTCTTTACTGGCCAGCATCAGAATGGCCTGCTGAATGAAAAACGCCCGGCGCAATGCCGGGCGCTCATTCTTCTACGTGGTCTTTTTAGCAGCCACCATCTCTCGTAACAACTCCAAAACCTTCAAACGCTCTTCTCCGGTAAGAACCGACAATAACGTCGCAAACCCATGCATATACCGAACCTTTTTAGTCGCATATTAATTCGTGCATTAAATGAGCGGCCCCTGTCATGCCCCCCCCCGTGACCGCAAATCAAAATCTCTCCTTAGTCCACTCTTTCAGTAAATTACTCATAGCCTCTTTGACGCCAGAACTGGCGCCTGCAAACAGCGCCATCGCTTCCCTTGTCGCGTCATCAACATCAGCAACAACGTCGTGCGTACTATCCATCCATCCAGTCTCAAGCCTGAACGCGGCCTCAATCTTGCGTGCCGTAGCATGACCAACATTCTTCCTGTCGCACCGCAGATGAGACAGATAAGCCGGGCTTACTCCGACACGCTGGCCGAACCTGCGAAGCATGCCGTGCTCTGGCTCATTTGGGAACTGCTCAACCATTCGATTGTAGAGAAAATTCAGGTTTTCAAGCCTGATCTTCTTGATATCGTCAGCCATAAAGCCTCCATAAGCGTCTAAATCTGATACCAATTTGGAATGTAGCACGGCTTTGGTGTTTGCTCAAAAAAAACACCGAGTCTTTTAGTACCAGATTGATATTCTGGTGAATATTGACTACCTTATGGGTTGCAATTCAACAACACAGAATCGGACGACAAATGAACTGCCATGAATACATCGCCAAGCACGGCGCAAACAAAATGATTGAAGTAGCCAAGCAGGCCGGCACCTCTGCGGCGTACATCCGCCACATTCTCTATGGCACCAAGGTCTGCGGCCGAGCCACGGCGAACAAGCTGGAGGCAATGAGCGGCGGAGAACTAAAGGCCGCTGACATCGTGTTCAACAGCATGCGAAACAAGCAACCAATCGACTGGAAAGCAAAATGAGGATTATTGAAGCACTCACGAAGCCAATCGCATTTCATCCTGTGCTGGTAAGGATATGCGGAAGCATCAACGCCGGCCTTTTTCTTGGTCAGGCAATCTACTGGTCAACACGAACATCAGACGCTGACGGATGGTTTTTCAAAGTGCGTGACGAGTGGGAGGATGAAACGTGTTTGGCTCGCCGTGAGCAGGAAAACGCACGCGAGAAACTGCGTGAATTCGGCTTCATTGAAGAGTCCAGAAGGGGCATCCCGGCGAAGCTGTTCTATCGCGTCAATATCGAAAAAGTTGAGGCGGCAATCGAGACTTTATCCGGCCTAAACCGTGACTCAGCCACAGATGGCACGAAAGCGCCCAACAAGGTGGGCGACATGCGCCCATCAAGTTGGCACGAAAGCGCCCAACTGGATGGCACGAAACAGCCCAACAGGATGGGCGGTTTGCGCCCATCTATTAAAGAAGAGATTACTTCAGAGACTACTACAGAGACTACAACCCCTTCCGCGCGGACAAAGAGCGTGAAGCCGGAAGCTCTTCCTGAAAACTCGCCCTTGGGGTTGACGTTGGAAAACTGGGTGGCATTCGTCCAGTTCCGCGCCGAACGCAAAAAGCCAATGACCGACTACGCCAAGAAACTCGCTCTGCGCGCACTTGATCGCCTTGCAACCGAAGGCAATGACCCGAACAAGGTTATCGAGCAATCAATTCTTTCCGGTTGGACAGGTTTATTTGAGTTGAAGGGTGACTTTCAGAAAAAATTTGCTCATGATGGATATCAGAAAGGTAGTAATCGTCCAGCAACCAAGCGAGAGGAAACAATGAATGAACTCTATCGGGGATATCACACATCAAGTGATGGCAGGCTTGTCCGTAACGAGCAAACAGGAGCAGCCGCCAGAGGTGACTCGGAACTCTTTGCCGAGCGAGTGGGTTGATCGCCTATTCATCCGGTTCAGCCAGATGTATGGAAACAAGTTCACCTCACAGATTGCGGCAGACATTGCCGGAACCAAGCGCGCATGGGCTGACGGACTCTATGGCATCAGCGGGTTTGAGATCGCGGACGGTCTTAACCACTGCCTGCGATCTGAATGGCCGCCAACGCTCCCGGAATTCCGCGCCATGTGCAGACAGCCACGCGACCCGGAGTCAGCCTTCCGCCGCGCGACAGACATTCTCAGCCGGGAGCCGATTGACTGGAAGGGCGATGCAGTCCTGTACTGGACTGTCCGCGATATTTCTTCCTACGACGTGCGTTCAATGCCCTACAGCGCGATCAAGCGCAGATGGGAAAAGTCTCTTCGTGAATTCGAAGATGAGCGTCACCTTCCGGCGCCTCCAGAGCCGCTTCTGTCTCTTCCAATCCTGCCAGCACCCAAAGAGGTATCACGGGCTGGCGTCAACCAGTTAAAGAAAATCATGGGGATGCAATGAACCAACAAAAACTCGAAGACTTACGCCAAGCACTCAGCGCAATGAATTGCAAGGAACCCGATCCAAACGTGGAGGCGGTGCGTCAGCGACTGGCAGACCGCGCCGCGTTTGGCTTGGCGAAGTACGGCACAGACACAACACGGTCAGACCTGACTCGCATTGAATGGCTGCGCCACGCACAAGACGAAGCGCTCGACTTGTCCGTCTACCTTGAGCGCCTGATTTCGAAGGAAATGCTGTCATGCCATTGGGTGCATGACGACGCAGATTCTGAGTTTGAAACGCAGTGCGGCCAGCGGTTCACGTTAAACGAAGGTACGCCGGAAGAAAACAAACTGGAATTCTGCCCATTCTGCGGCGGCTCTTTGACTGTTGATAGGTGTGCGGAGGATGGCGAATGAACACTCCCGAAAAGAATGCCAGCAAAACCCAGTGCGAACGCTTGCTCGATTACCTGACGGAGCATGAGCGAATCAACCCGCTTATGGCATGGCGCGAGCTTGGCATATACCGACTTGGCGCTCGAATCTTTGAACTGAAAAAGGATGGGCATCAGATAACGTCAAGGCTTATTGATGTCGTCAACAATCTTGGAGAAGCCGCAAGGGTGGCTGAGTACCGGATGCGAAAGGCGGAAAGCCAATGAGCGATCTGGCAATCGTTCGTGGAATCTCGCGCGGAATCATGGCGACGCTGGCGGATGGAACAATCCGCGTGAAGTTGGATTTCGAACCAACAGACGCGGCGGCGGCATTCGCAATATTCGGGATGCCCGGCAGTCCAGTCGCAGTGGCCCGCCTTGCGCCCGAAAACACTACCATTTTGGCCGCAGATACCTCGACCACGGTTGATGGCAGAAAGCCTGTTGGCGGGCCTCTGGCTCGTCTCGCTGGCATGTGGTGCGCTCAACCTGCGTTCGCAGAATGGCTGTCCGAGTCAATGACGCCTATTTGGAAGCGCACGCAGCAACTCAACGAAGGTCTTGGGGATCACGAACTGGCTGCAATTTGCGTCAGATCAATCTGCCGAGTCTCCAGCCGTTCAGAGCTTGATCACGACTTGGATGCTGGCAAGGCTTTCCTGACAAAAATACGGCTTCCGTATATGGCGCACATTGATGAGGTCAACCGTGACCAATTCTGAAAAGGCGCACATGGCCCGCGTCGCCAGCCTCGGATGCGCAATCTGCCGTCGCATTGGGTTTCACGACTCCCCTGCGCTTGTCCATCATCTTCGCTCTGGAACCGGGCTTGGCCGGGCCAGCCACTTCGACACCATGCCGCTATGTCACGAGCACCACGCTGGCAGCACTGGCATTCACGGCATGGGGCGGAGAGCTTGGGAGCGCCACTGGGGCGTGTCCGAGTCCGAACTTCTTGAGGAAACCAAGTCTCTCCTTGGCGTCACACTTTGACGCTGGCCGAACACTTGGCCGATGGGCTTGTTCGTTACTACAAGGGCAGCGGATACGCCCGATTCCGAGAGCAAATTCTGATCCATTGGCGGCAAGAGTACGGCGCCGATGTTGAGTCGTTTGTTCGCAAATTCATTGAGGGCAAGGTATGAAAGTTGAAGCAGAAGTCTCTCCAGGTCATCGCTATGGGTGCCACAACCTTGTTCGAGGTGGGAAGAACTCGGCAATCCTCACATCAGGAGTTGCAGACCTTCCGTCTCGCATCGCCGGGAAGGTGGAGCGAATCCAGATCGTTGAAACCGTAGTCACCGAATGGATGGAGCGCAAGTGCGGGCATGACATGCGCATAAGCGATCCATCATGCACCGATTGCATCAACCGTGAGTTCGACTGATGTTCCAGAAGAACAAGATGTTCGCGCTTGGGCGGCTCAAGACTGGCGTGATGAACAAGACAGAGACGGCTTATGCGGCCCATCTGGAAAAGCTCAAAGCAGCCGGAGCCATTCTCTGGTGGAAATTTGAGGGTCTGAAGTTTCGTCTCGCCGACAACACTTTCTACACGCCTGATTTTGATGTGATGACAGTAGAAGGGCTTATCGAATGCCACGAAGTAAAGGGATTCTGGATGGATGACGCGCGGCAAAAGATAAAGATTGCGGCCGACATGTACCCGTTCCAGTTCATCGCCATAAAAGCGGCGTCTAAAAAAGACGGCGGCGGATGGAGTGTCGAATCCTTCTAGTACAAATTACCTCAACTATTTTTGAGTTGATGCTTCCATTTTGCTATCTTTTTGTTATTCTGCATTCATACCTTTTTTGTAGTGCAGCGAGAGGAAGCGATGGACAACGACACACCCGGATGGTGGATGTACCAAGAACAGCTTGAACAGCAAGAACAACTTGAAAGGAATGAACATGAACAAAGCGGAAATCGTAGAAAGAATGACTGGGCCAGTATCTCGGCTCCTGCTCGTCACCCAGTTGATGCAAAACAACAGTCTGCCAAAAGTTGAAGAGCTTGCAAGCGCGGTCGGCGCCGGAATGTCTGCCGACTTGATGAGCTTGTGCGGCCTCATTGACGAGATTGGCGGGTTCACAGAAGAAGAGACGATAAGCGCGCAGAAGAAAATCTCCGCGCACTACGCTTCGATGATGAAGGCTTCAAAGAAGCTCGCCGCAAGAGTCGAAGACGCGCGCCTTGATGATATTGACCTAGTTGTTCCGAATAAGTTATCCGAAAAAGCGTTCGACGACCTGATGGCGTTGATTTCGGGAGAGCAGAAATGAGCATTTCGACCTTGATTATTGGCGAGAGCGGCACCGGAAAGACGGCCAGCCTTCGCAAGCTCAACCCTGCATCGACGCTCTTGATCCAAGCAATCAAGAAGCCTCTTCCGTTCCGCGCCGATGGCTGGGGCTTCCTGTCCAACGCAAACCAGACCGGCAACATCATTGTCAGCGATCTGCACGATCACATCATCGCTCTGATGCAAAAGACCAAGCGCAAGGTCATCGTGCTTGATGATTGGCAGTACATCTTGGCGAACGAGTTCATGCGTCGCACCAGCGAGACAGGATTCCAGAAGTTCACTGATATCGGGAAGCATGCTTGGGATATTTTGAACGTCGCGGGGTCTCTTCCTGACGACGTGCGAGTCTACCTGATGGCTCACTCACAGGCAGACGACCACGGAAATGTTCGCGTCAAGACCATTGGCAAACTACTGGACGAGAAGATCACCGTTGAGGGGATGTTCACAACCGTTCTGCGCACGACGATATCAAACGGAAACTTCATGTTCCGCACCCAGAACAACGGTCAGGACACCGTTAAATCTCCCATCGGGATGTTTGATAGTGACCAGATCGACAACGATCTGTCCGCTGTGGACAGTGCAATCTGCGGGTATTACTCGCTCAACCAAGGAGAAAATAAGTAATGGTAACAATCATCAAGGGCGTCAATTTCCCGAAGGCAACTCGAACCAGCAAGGCGGAGCCGCTTCCGTTCGACGGCATGGAAGTCGGCGACATGTTCTTTCTCGCCGGTCGCAAGACCTGCTCCGCAGTCACTGCGGCAAACAAGGCCAGCGACACCAAGAAGTTTGTGATGCGCAAGTACGAGCAGGATGGCGTGGCTGGCATTGGCGTTTGGCGTCAGCAGTAATACAACCGGGCGGCTCAGTGCCGCCCACACCTGAACTTTGAGCAAAGGAACTTTGAAATGAGCGAATACGGATTGAACACGCAGGCAGCGCGAAACGCAGACAGTATTGGCGCCCGCATCGCAGAAACTGGCAAGTACGTTGGCGTATTCACGCAGGCGCATGAAGTCGTCAGCAAAAAGGGGACCAAGGGAATAGAGTTTTCCTTCAAGGATGAGCATGGTCAGACTGCTGACTACCTGACGCTCTGGACGATCAACACGGAAGGGAAAGAGCTTCGCGGTCTTGACCAGTTGAATGCGATCATGACCTGCTTGAAGCTGCGCGATGGCATCAAGTCTGTGAGCGGCGGGATTGAGAAGTTCGACGTATCAACCGGCCAGCGAGTAACCGTTCAGGGTAGCGTTTTCCCTGATCTGGTGAACAAGAAGATCGGCCTCCTCCTTCAGCTTGAGGAATACCAGAAAAGTGACGGCTCGATTGGCTCAAAGATGGCCATCTTCATGCCGTTCGAAGCTGGAACAGACTTCACCTCATCGGAGATTCTTGATCGCGCCACAAAGCCGGCAAAAATGGAGAAGGCAGCCGCCTTCATGAAGGACAAGAAGGTCACCCCGCACGCCTCCGGTGACTACCAAAGCCAGAGCCAAACGCAATCGCCGGGTTCTACCTTCATCGAAGACGACATTCCGTTCTAACGTAGTCGCCCGGCGCAAGTCGTCGGGCGTCAATCGACTACCATTTTGAAAGCCATTTGAATGACCGAATTGATATACAGCGGACTCGTCAGACTTGTCCCGTACCCGATACCGGAGCCTTACAGGACGCGACTCATCATCGCCGGAAAGGCCGCAGTTTTCGCCGCATGGACTCATGACTCTGATCGCAAGCCCGACTTCGCTGGCATTCAGGCGAAGCCGGAGAAGGTGAAGGATATCGTTGACCAACTGTTCGCCGCCCGTGGCGCGTACTACCCAATGCGCAAGGGCATCGACACAGGCATAGAAGGGGAAGGCAAATGAAACTATACGAAATCAGCGCGAAGCTACTTGAGATAGAGCGTCGCATATCTGAAGCAGAGGGCGACGCAACGCAAGAGAGCCGCATTGAAGCGCTGCACGAAGCTCTCGCCGACTGGACTGACTCATTTGAGGACAAGGTTGCGTCAATCGCCGGTCTGGTCGAGACACTGACCGTTGAGGCGGAAGCCAACAAAGCGATCATCAAGCGCCGGCAGCAGATGGTGAAGGCGCTTGAGGCGCGAGTCGAGTCCATCACATCCTACTGCATCCAGATGATGAAGGCTTGCGACAACGTGGAGATCAAGACGGACGAGATCAACGTCCGCGTCAAGTTCGGTCCTGGTCACGTCGAGATTGACGACGAAGCCAAGATCGAAGGCGACTTCAAGTTGTTCGTGCCATCAGCTTGGGTCATCGACAAGAGCGCAATGCTGGCCGCTCTGCGTGCAAAGAAGAAGGCTGG